TCTATCCAGAACCCTGACGAGGCAAACTTCAATCTATTCGGCTCTGTCATCCACCCCACTACAGGGGAGGCGGCACTGTCAATTATCTTAGATTGGCTTATCTATGTCAACGCAGCGGTAGATTTGACTGAGCTACAGCTTCTATTCCCGCTGATGCCACAAGCGGAGATGGACGCGCTTACTACGCTTATCACCACGTCGCCGACGGTTCTCTTTGAACAGATTATTCCTACCGAGTGTACGGTCCACGACCAGGCATATATGGAAGCCAACGGATGGTTCCCAATCGAACCTGATGGAGTGACTGAGGACGTTGACTTTGTTGAAGAGTAATGAACTACGAGATTATCTCTATTGCTATCGGCGCGTTGGGAGGCATTATAGCCACATGGGTTAAGATGACAAACGAGGTAACTACAATTAAGGCGCGCTTGTTTTCGCTAGAGAAGCAAGAGACCAAAGTTCAGCAGAGCCTTGACGTCTTAGTAGATGGTGTAAATGAGATTAAGTTATTGCTCGCTAAGAAGGGTATTGAATGAGGAACCTAAAACGAATCATCTTACACTGCTCAGCTACACCAGGTGGCCGCGATGTAACTGTTGATGATATACGTGGATGGCATATGCTTCGAGGATGGGACGATATAGGATATCACTTCTGTATATACGCCGACGGTTCAATACATAAGGGTAGAGATATAGATGTGATTGGGGCTCACACCCACTCGCACAATCTAGATTCTATAGGTGTATGCTATATAGGGGGCGTGGATAACAACTTAAAACCTCTAGACACGATGACTGAGATGCAGGATATATCGTTCTTAAATCTGGTTAAAAGTTTACGCCTTATTTTTGGGGAGTTAAGTATCCACGGACACAATGAGTTTTCAAGCAAGGCTTGCCCTTCATTCGATGTTCAGGATAAGTATAAATTTTTAAACGCAACGACATGAATTTTTTAGCATCATACTGGGCCGAGATTGCATTGGCTGTTTTGACTGCGGCAGGAACTATGACCGCGCTTACAGAAACCAAGAAGGACGACCGCATTGTAAATGTATTGTCTCGTATCCTTCAGGCCGTTGTCATGGGTAAGAACCGAAAAGCGTAAGAACGTATGCCTAAGATTAGTACATACGGAACCGTTACACCTAGTCCGTCTGACCTGATTGTGGTTAGCGACGCGAATGACTCCAACGCCACGAAGAATATTACAGTGGGTTCGCTGTCTTCAGCGACAGCTCCTACTTATTATATCGACGCGTATTCGAATACGGCAGCTACAACAACTATATCATCGGCGGATACTTATGTTGATTTAAGTGTGGCGCTCTCTACGGGGTTGTCTGACGGGTATTCAGCTTCAAATAATTTGGTAACGAATACCAACACACCTCAGACTACTTTACTTTCGCAGGTAACCGTAGCTATGACGTTGAGTACGGGAAACAATAACGTTGTTACAACTTTATTGTCTAATAATGGCGTTGATATAGTAGCGTCTACGCAAGATTCAACTGCCCCTGGTTCGGGCGACGACTTTATTTTGACTATGACGTGTATCACAAACTTGCTTTACAATCAAGCGTTAAAGGTTCGTATAAAAAATAGCGCGGCTACAAATGTTATTTGTAAGCACGTAAATTTCGTGGTTCATTCTATCTAAGCCATGCTCATCCGCAAGATATCTGTAGGCCCTGACTATAAAGGAGGTGCTATGCACTACCTAGTGGGTCAGGAGATACTCGGCGGAAGCTATACCATTCATCTTATCTCTTACGATAAGGACTCTGAGTCTGTTATGATATGGATACAGAAGTCTAATAGAGTTTATTTGTGGAAGGAATTCAAGAAGACAATGCCTATGTCTATTGAATATGACATTAACTTTGACTAGTGAGGTCACCATTTTCTTTTATCGCTCGTCCCGTTAACGGGAAACGATACACCAACTCGAAAGAGATTGAGGGTATGGATATTATAACCAGCACCTCTGAGGAGGACCACACGTCCTCGACAAGGGAGGCGGAGGTTATCGCCCTACCCTTGCACCTCTGAGGAGGACCACACGTCCTCGACAAGGGAGGCAGAGGTTATCGCCCTACCCTTAGGGTACGAAGGTCCGATAGAGGTTGGTGACACACTCCTAGTGCACCACAACGTCTTTAAGTTCTATAACGATATGAAGGGTCGGCAGCAAAGCGGTAAGAGCTTTTTCCGTGACGACCTCTTTTTCGTGGATACGGAGCAGTTCTATATGTACCGTCACGACGGTGAGTGGCACGCCTACGATAGGTATTGCTTCGTTCAGCCTGTCGCTCCTGAGGATTGGATTCTTATGAAGCCACTTAAGGAAGAGCCGCTAACAGGTATTATGCGCTACCCTAACGAAGCGCTAACAAGTATGGGCGTGAAGGCAGGAGACAAGGTCACCTTTAAACCAGACAGTGAGTACGAGTTCTCCGTGGATGGAGAGAAGATGTACCGTATGTACGACCACCAGATAACTACCATACTAGATGGAGTCTAAAGAACTAAAGGTTCGTATCATAGCTGCTGGACGCCGAGCTGTAGAGCAGCTCATCAAGGTGGCTCAGGAGGATATTATAAAACCTAACGAGGAAGACGAGTTGGCGGCTGATAGGTTAAAGAATGCGGCAGCTACCAAGAAGCTAGCTATCTTCGATGCGTTCGAGATATTAAATAAAATTGATTCTGAGCAGGAGCAGCTAGATTTAAGTGTATCCACCTCAGGACGAGAAGACACCAAGCAGGGATTTGCAGAACGACGGTCCAAATAAATTACATCGCGTCCTTCACGACCATGTACCTAAAAACGCGTTGGCTCGAAAGAACCAAGCGAGCACTTGGGTGTATGGGTACAACGAGAAGTATGATATGGTGGTCATATCCAAGACGGGTAAGGTCGGTCAGATAATTAATATCTCAGGATTAAATATCGCGCTGCCTTTAAATACAGAAGAGGTAAAGCGTAAGGCTAAACGTAGCGAGGAGCACTGGGTAAGGGAACCTCTACCTAAACCGCTATCTAAAATCCAGTCTATCTTCCAGTGGAATGATATGACCGCTGTGTTTAAGGATACCTGGGTGGACTATATAGAGTCTGAGTTCGATAAGCGTGAGGCGGGCCACTGGTTTATGAATAACGGAGTGTCTACCTATATCACGGGGGCGCACTATATGTATCTCCAGTGGACGAGTATCGATATAGGCTACCCTGACTTTAGAGAGGCCAACCGTATCTTCTTTATATTCTGGGAAGCCTGTAAAGCTGACGAGCGCTGCTTCGGTATCTCGTACCTTAAGATAAGACGTTCTGGATTCTCCTTTATGGGCTCCTCGGAGTGCGTAAATACAGGTACGCTAGCAAAAGACGCCCGTGTAGGGGTGCTCTCTAAGACTGGTAGTGACGCTAAGAAGATGTTCACCGATAAGGTGGTTCCTATCGCTAACCGCCTACCCTTTTTCTTCAAACCTATCCAGGATGGTATGGATAAACCGAAGACGGAGCTAGCTTTTCGGGTTCCTGCGTCTAAGATTACCAAGAAGAATATGCACGAGGTGGGTAATGACGAGATAGTAGGTCTCGATACCACCATCGACTGGAAGAATACGGATGATAACAGCTATGACGGGGAGAAATTACTGCTGTTAGTACATGACGAGAGCGGGAAATGGATTAAACCCAACAACATCCTCAATAACTGGAGGGTAACGAAGACCTGCCTACGACTGGGTAGCCGAATTATAGGTAAGTGTATGATGGGGTCCACCTCTAACGCGCTTAATAAGGGTGGCTCTAACTTTAAGAAGTTATACGAGGACTCTAGTATAGAGAAACGTAACGCTAACGGCCAGACCCTTAGCGGTATGTACTCTTTGTTTATCCCTATGGAGTATAACATGGAGGGGTTCATCGATAGGTTCGGTCATCCTGTATTCCATAAGCCATCGGAGCCTGTGTTAGGGGTTGACAACCAGAAGATTAAGAACGGAGCTATTGATTACTGGGAGGCGGAGGTAAGTTCTTTAAAGAATGACCCTGATGCGCTTAACGAATTCTATAGGCAGTTCCCTAGAACGGAGTCTCACGCTTTCCGTGACGAGAGTAAGTCCTCGCTGTTCAACCTAACTAAGATATACCAGCAGTTAGATTACGCGGACTCTTTAGTGAAGGAGCACTACACAACAAGAGGCTCCTTTCGGTGGAAGGACGGTATTAAAGATACCGAGGTGGTGTTCTACCCAGATAAACGTGGGCGCTTCAACGTAAGTTGGACACCGCAGAAGGGTATGCAGAATAAGGTGATTGAGAAGCACGGTATTAAGTACGCGGGCAACGAGCACCTAGGTTCTTTTGGTTGTGACTCGTATGATATATCAGGAGTTGTGGGTGGGGGCGGCTCTAACGGGGCGCTGCACGGTATGACTAAGTTTCATATGGATGAGGCGCCTACTAACGAGTTTTTCTTAGAGTATGTGGCGCGTCCTCAGACCGCTGAGATATTTTTCGAGGAGGTCCTTATGGCTTGTGTGTTCTATGGTATGCCTATCCTTGTAGAGAACAATAAACCTAGGCTGCTATACCACTTTAAGAACAGGGGCTACCGTGGGTTCTGTATGAACCGCCCTGACAAGCACTACACTAAGCTCTCGAAGACAGAGCGCGAGCTAGGTGGTATACCCAACTCTTCGGAGGATGTAAAGCAGGCGCACGCCGCCGCTATAGAGTCGTATATCGAGAAGCATATAGGGCTGGATATGGAGGGAACCTTTAGGGACCCTGACGATATGGGGTCTATGCCATTCGTTAGGACGTTAGAGGACTGGGCTAAGTTTGACATCAGTAATCGTACTGCTTTTGACGCTACTATAAGTTCAGGTTTGGCTATCATGGCCAACCAAAAACACCTATATACACCTGAGCAGAAAGAAAAAAAAATTAGTCTTAACTTCGCGAGGTATCGTAACTCTGGGAATACGAGTGAGCTTATTACATGAAGAACGTCAAAGTAAATATTTCAGCGGCAGGTTTCCCTAGTCAATTCGTTACTGATGCTGAGAAAGCGACGGAGGAATTTGGGTTGCAAATCGGTCAGGCTATTCAGTATGAGTGGTTCAAGAAGGACGGCAATCAGTGTAGGTTCTATAACCAGTGGCGGGACTTCAACCGTCTAAGATTGTACGCACGCGGGGAGCAATCCGTAGCTAAGTATAAGAACGAGTTAGCTGTTGACGGTGACCTGTCATATCTAAATCTTGACTGGACACCCGTTCCTATCCTGCCTAAGTTTATTGATATCGTAGTTAACGGTATGTCGGAGCGGCTCTTTAAGATAAACGCCTACGCTCAGGACGCGTTGTCCCTTTCTCGCCGTAGTAAGTATCAGAATATGATACAGGGGCAGATGGCTGCTAAGCCTATGCTTCAAACTATCCAGCAGGAGACAGGTGTCAATCCATTTACGATGGACCCTGATGAGCTCCCTGAAACGGATGAGGAGTTGCAACTCTATATGCAGCTTAAGTTTAAGCCAGCTATTGAGATTGCAGAGGAGGAAGCTATCAACACCATCTTCGACGAGAACCACTACGACGATTTACGTAAGCGGTTTGATTACGACCAGATGGTACTGGGTATTAGCGTGGCTAAGCATGAGTTTCTTAAGGGCTCTGGGGTAAAGGTGTCTTACGTAGACCCTGCTAACGTGGTCTACAGCTATACCGAGGACCCGCATTTTAAAGATTGTTTTTA